TAGTTACGTCAAAGAAGACTTAACTGATCCAGTGTCTGATATAACTTACGAAAAACGCACGATTACTTTTTAGAGGTTAGGAAATGGAAGACCTAAGACAACACGTTGACCGCCTAGAGTGGCGAGTTGATGCACATGACGAACAGTTAAGAACTCTCACAGCTCAGGCTGAGGGTCTTAGAAGTATGCTCGACAGTATTAACCGAACCTTAATGCAAATTAAGTGGTTAGTAGTGGGAGGAGCTGTTGTTTACTTTGCACAGGAGATGGGATTTTCACAATTCATTAAAGTTATCGGGGGCATATGATTGGTATAACAGATCCTCACTTCAAAGGTATCACTATGAACTACGAGAGACTTAAGCAGACCCTCACACGGCATGAGGGCAAGAAGCACATGATGTACAAGTGCAGTGTCGGAGTTGATACGGTAGGCGTAGGTCATGCAATGACTCAGCCCCTGTCTGACCGTGTGATTGATCTATTGCTCGAAGACGACATCATTATTGCTGTCGAAGACCTTCGCAGAAACGTCCTGTTCTTCGATGACCTCCCTGAGGATGTCCAAGAGGTGCTGGTCAACATGAGTTTTAACCTTGGCATCTCACGCTTGTTACACTTTAAGAAGATGTTCGCAGCAATCGCTGAAGAAGACTGGAGTGAAGCAGCCGACCAAGCTCTCGATTCCAAGTGGGCGAAACAGGTAGGCTCTCGTGCAGAGGAACTCGCTGGAGTTCTCAGGAGACAATCTCATGCTTAATCTCGTGCTACAAGCAGTCTCAGGTGTCGCCGGTAAGTACATGGAGACACGTAAAGTCAAAGCAGAAGCGAAAGCCGCTATCGACACTGCTCAGGTTAAGGCTAGGATCGCTCAGATCGAGCGTCAGGCCTCCGCAGAGGTTGACTACGACTTAGAAGCGATGAGGCAGACGCAATACTCGTGGAAAGACGAAGTGGCTCTCGTGGTCATTCTTGCGCCTTTCGTGGGATCGTTTCTCCCGTGGACTCAAGATTATGTGGCGCAAGGGTGGATTCACCTGAACGCTCACGCCCCAGATTGGTATTCGTATATGTTTATGGCATCTATTGCTGCAAGCATGGGTATCAGGTGGGCGGTTTCCCAGTTTGGCGGTAAAAAGTAACAGAAAAACAACCGCCCCTCATAAGCATCGATTCATAAGTGGATCGGTGTTTTTTCTAGGTCTGTAGGGGATATCAATTGACCTATTCTATTTGTGTCCACCCTAGTACAAGTGTTGACATTAGATTTTACATCGGTTTATAATGGCGGTGTCCAATGATTTATACCGTTGTAAATTGATTAACAGTCAACTGCTCTACCGCTGAGCTACGCCGGATTATGATTCGTTGGGTAAACTAAGTTCATTGAGGGGTCAATGGACATTATGCCAAACGGAGACGCAAGTCATGAAATATACTACTACTGAACTTAAAGATTTAATCACTGACGTTGTTGCTGTGCCAATGGGCAAGAAAACTCGCATCGATATCATCCTCAGCACAGGCGAACGCCTTACTATCATGAAGGCCAGTGTACGTAAGCCTGTCATGGTTCAGCTTTATAGCACCACGGTAAATGGTAACGCTGAAATGGGTACGGAAGCTGCGTACTTCACTTTTGCCAAGTCTATCGACTCATGGGACAGAGAGCGTCACCTCAAAGGCTTCGCTGTTAATTACAACCCAGCTCGTCACACTGTTTAATCAATCTTACGGGGGCGAAAGCCCCTCCACGTTGGGAGACGTACAATGATACTTAGTCAATTCATCCAAGAAGAAGCATCCCGCCTTTGGGAAGGTAAGCACTTAAATGACGTGCGCTTCCAACTAGGACGCTTCTGTAACTTCAACGGTTACGGCGAACGTGACATTGGTGACTTTAAGCCTCGTGACATCCACTTATTTCAGGATTCACTTATCGAAGCTGGTCTTAAGAAGTCTACGGCCAACCGCTATAACTCAGCGATATCCGCTATCTTTAAACATGCAGTAGAAGAGGAGGTGATCAACCACGCTCCTAAGTTTAAGTGGTTTAAGACTAAGTCTAATCGTGTGCGTTACTTTACTGACAGCGAGTGCGAGCAAGTCATCGAGTTCTTTGGTGAGCATAAGCACTCGTGGATGAAGCAGATGTTTATCATCGGCATCAATACTGGGATGCGCTTAGGTGAGATCGCACAGATCGGCGATACTGCTCCGGTACAAACAGACTCAGACGGCTCTGTGTGGGTCTACCTGCCTGAAACTAAGAACGGTGACGAACGCTATGTCCCGCTTAATAAAGCCGCTCAGAAGGCCGTACAGGAGCTAGGAGGACGTGTTATTAATCATTACAGCCATCGTACCTTCTACGATGCATGGGCAGACTGTCGTTATGCTGTGGCTAAGAATGATAGCGAGTTCGTATTCCACGTTTGCCGCCACACTTGTGCGACACGCTTGGCTAATGACCTTGGTGCTCAGACATTGGTCATCGGTAAGATGCTTGGTCACCGTTCGACTAACACTACGCAGAAGTATGTGAAGGCAAAAGGTGCAACTCTGCAAGAGTACGCTAAACTATTAGAGAAGGTGGCATAAGGGAGCTTATGGAAATTAAAACCGTAAAAAAGAAGAAAATGGTTTCAATGTCGAACGCTGACTTAGATCGTATATATCATGCCCTGCTTGGGTACGAAGATGAAAGAGCCTTACGTATTGTATGGACTATTGAGACTGAGCGGCAAGACCTAATTGACGAATTACACAGGAGCGAAAGCTATGACAGGAAAGGGTAGCGGAAGACGACCATTGCGAGTCGAGTTAAACACGTTCGAGTCCAACTGGGACAAGATCTTTAAAAACAAAGACGAGTACTGTGATGCTCACGACCGAAAGTATGAAGATGGCGATTGTGTCGATTGTACTCAAGCCATCTCAGAAGGCGAACAAAGTTCGTATTACACACCAATCCCCAGAGCTATAGTTGAAAGCTTTGGGGGCGATGATAACGGATGGTCAGTTATTGTTGCTGACCTGTTTCCTGACAAGTGGAGAGCAAAAGAGAACGACATTGTTCTTAGTTGCGAAGTGTCGTGGACACACGCTGAACACGGTCACTACCGAGACACTTTAGACAACCTTGTTGCCTCAGGTAAACTCGATCACGAGACTGGCTACTACGAACCTGTAGAAGTCCATGAAGACATTATTAACCGCATACAACAGTGGGTAGAGAAGAATGGATAAGAACGACATGATCGAGATAGCAGCAATACTTACGCTATCATTCATTATAGTTACACTAGCATTACCTGCGTTCATACCACTTTTTTAAATTGTGGTACGAAAAAGTATATCCGACAACTGGAGAAAGGAAATGAGAACTAAAGCATTAGAAACAGAAGTATTAGACTACCATCTATCAGACGGTATAACCTTTGGTGAGGCTATCAGCTTTTACGATAGCTTCGGTCATCCAGATCTTGATGGTCTGTATGGTTCAGCTCTTAACCAAAAGGAAGCTACCCTACTGATACATAGAGAAGGATGGCTCCGCTCTTGTATCAAAGATTACAACAATCCCAATGTCCCATCATCAGCTAAGGATAAAACCGCCGAAGAGGTCGGAAGGTATTTCCTTAACAGTGCTTTGAACTACATCGAAAGACTTCATGCCGATGATGAATGGCTCAATGATAACCAAAAAGCGTTCAAATTCTGAACTAAAATAGGGATGGGCATTTGTGTCCACCCTTTGAGATACATCATTGAAGGACATAAGATCTATGACTAAGATTCATGGCACTGAGACAGATGAACTACTACGTGAGTTCAACGCAATAGATAAAGGACGTGAAAAGTACTTTGACCGAGACGGTAAAGTTACACAGATGTCCATCAAGAATATCCCACATAAGTTAATCAAAGATGCACTACCTATAGTGTCATCAGTACTGAATGAGAATCTTGGCGACCTGACACCAAAAGGCAAGGGTCGTCCTTTTTCATGGGTACAAGATCTATCAAGTGTAGACCTAGACCTCATAAGTTACTTAGGTCTTACCACTTGTATGGATGGCGTTGGTATGCAGAAGTCGATGACTTGGGTACTAACTAAGATCGGTAAACGTATAGAACTAGAGTGCTGGGCTAAAGAGCTGCGTGAGCAAGACGCACGTCTTTTCGAGCGTATAGAGTCTAAGGTTACTAAGGATCACAACTCTGAGAGATACCGATTAAAGGCAGCTACAGCTATTGCTCGTAAAGGTGGTTTTGAGAGATCCAAGTGGTCAGACGAGAGAAGAGTCAAAGCTGCTTCACCAGTATTAAATGCCATCTTAGAGCACTCCGGCGTATTCGAGGTATGGTCTATTGTTAAGTCAGGTAAGACACAGCGTAGTGTTGGATTGACAGGTGATGCTAGTCATTTGATAGCAGAGCTGATGGCAGATGAGTCTTGGTGTCAGCCTGTATTTAGCCCGATGATCGTACCACCTAGACCTTGGGAAGACATCGACACTGGTTGCTACATCGATGACGCTTTAAGAGCACAGATTGATCTTATTAGGTTTGGTAGTCCTTGGCAGAAGAAAAGCTTTAGAGACAGGGACTTAAGAGATGAACCTTATGTTAAGGCAGTTAATGCTATTCAGGCTACGCCTTTTGTAGTTAACGAGGATATCTTGGATGCAGTAACTTGGGCTTGGCAGGAGGATATTCAAATACCAAGCTTCCCTCGTAAGTCTTACATAGAGCGCCCTGAGTTCCCTGAGAACTGGGATTACTTAGAGACTGTTGATAAAAAGCTTTGGCGTATCACTGCAAGAGATGTAGTGGTTCGTAACCGTCAAATTGATGGCGCTAGGGCAGTAATGGCTCAGGACTTAAACACGGCTAACGAGATGCTGATGTTTGAGGAGTTTTACTTACCTCACAACTTTGACTTCCGTGGTCGTGTGTATCCTATACCTCACTTTAGTCATCATCGTGACAGTCATGTAAAAGCGATGTTCTACTTTAAGAATGCTGAAGTAGTTACACCTGAGAGTTCTAAGTGGCTGGCGATACATTTAGCTAACACTGGCGACTTCAATAAGATCAGCAAGCAAGGCTTTGATGAACGTGAGATGTGGGTAGAGTTAAACCGTGACAGCATTATTGGTGTTGCGCAGGATTACAAAGCTACCATTGGCTGGTGGTCACAAGCAGACAAGCCGTTTGAATTCTTAGCGGCCTGTTTGGAAATGGCAAGTTACTGGCAAGCACAGCAAGACGGTGAAGCGTTTTACTCAGGCTTACCTTTGGCGCTTGACGGTACTAACTCAGGCATTCAACACTTCAGTGCGTTAGGTCGTAACATTCAAGATGCCAAGCTTGTAAACTTAGTACCGGCTGACAAGCCTCAAGACATTTACCAACGTGTAGCCGATGCGGTGAAGTTACAAATTGAAAACGATCCTTGTGCTGAGGCTGATATGTGGAAGGCATACGGCATTAGTCGAAAGACTGTTAAGCGTAACGTGATGACTTATGGTTATTCATCTAAGCAGTTCGGATTCTTTGAGCAACTTCGTGAAGACGTTATGACACCTCTTACTGACAAGGTTTTACTTAAAGAGTTAGCGGTTCACCCGTTTGGTGAAGATGCTGGTTACGATGCTGCGAAGTACTTAGCACGTCATAACTGGACTGCTGTCAACGAAGTCATATCATCAGCACAGCAAGGTATGGCATTCTTTCAACAGTTATGTGGCGCATTAGCGCATGAAGGTAAGCACTTTCACTGGGTAACGCCTTCGGGCTTTCCTGCTGCACAGTTTTACCCAGCTAACCGCCACAAGAAGATTAAGCTTTATCTTTATGACCGTGCGGCTGAGATGCCTGTACGTTCTCAGGTAACGCTTAGAGAGTTAGACAGTAGCCGAGTAGACAAGCGTAAAAGCAAGACAGCGATATCACCTAATGTGATCCATTCGCTAGATTCAGCGCATCTTCTCAGAACTGTGCTAGACTGTATCGATGGTGAGGAAGAGCAGATGTCGTTTTTCTTAATACACGACAGCTTTGCTACAACAGCCAACAAGACGCAGAAGATGTACGAAGCAATTAGGTCTACGTTCATCGATATTTATGACAGCGAAAGCTGGTACGAAAACTTACTTTCTCAGGCTAAAAGGCAATTGGATAACCCAGACAGTAATCGGGTTCCAGAGCTGCCAGAGATGGGCGAGCTTAATTTAGCTCAGATCGCTGACAGTAAATACTGCTTCAGCTAACTTACGAGGACAACCGATGCACCCACGAGAGAGGGTGTTAGGGGTAGCACTTTTAAAGAAAAACAAGGGAGAGCCTATTCCGTTAGATTTACTAGCGGAGTTGGACAAGTACGGCTTGGACGTATCGGAGTTTGTGGACTTACCACTATCGACCGACCAGCCACTAATCACAATAGAACAGTTTAATTTGGAGACCAACTATGAGCGCACAAAAAGAAACATTTAGCACCCCAGTAGGAACAGCACGATATCCGTGGTTAAAAGAGCCGGACACAGCTTTCGGTCAGCAAGCTTACAAGTGTATGCTTATCTTAAGCCCTACTGATGCACAGCCTATCATCACAAAGATTGAGGCTATGAAGGCACTGTTTGGTG